CACAATTACCTATCGTAGAATTTGATATGGCTATGGAAGATTTAAGAGCCAAAAGAAATAATCTATTAAAAGAGACAGATCATTATGCTTTATCAGATCAAACTTTATCTGATGATATGAGAACTTATAGACAATCTTTAAGAGACATTACAAACGGTTTAACTACAAAAGCTCAAGTAGACGCTGTCACATGGCCAACTAAACCAGGAGCCTAATCATGGCTTTTGGACTATCTGCATTTTCAGAATTTCCAATAGCAGCAGCTGGATCAGATAATTCAGTTGCGGTAACTGTTTCAGCTAATCAATTAACCTTATCTATTGGTTCTGCTGGAATAACTGGAGGAGCATTAGTTGAGCCTACAGGAGAAGGTTTAACAGTTGGTTTTGGCGCTTTATCCATTACTGGAGATGCAAACCTTTCTTTAACTGCTAACCCATTAACTTTAGGCGTTGGCACAATTACAGTAACCGCTGCAGCGAATGTTGATGTTACAGGAAACCAATTGACTGTATCGAGTGGAACTGTTACAATAACAGCCGCGGCAAACGTAGAACCAGACGCGACACCGTTAACTTTATCAATAACAGATCCAGGTATCATTACTTGGAATGATGTTGATCCAGGGGTCAGTCAAGTTTGGGTACCAATAGAACCGTATTAGGAGAATTATGGCATCAAGTTATTCAACAAATTCAAAACTAGAACTAATTGCAACAGGTGAAAAAGCAGGTCTCTGGGGATCGATTACCAATACTAATCTACAAATCTTAGAACAATTAGCTACAGGATATTTATCATTAAACGTTGCATCAGCTGACCAAGCATTAGCATTGGACAATGGCGCAACATCGAATGGTAAAAATTTGTATTTTAAACTTACAGGTACATTAGCAGCTAATAGAACAGTCACTGTTCCAGATACAGCTGAAAGAGTAATGATCTTTGAAGATGCAACAACAAGAGAAAGCTCTGGAACTGTAAAAACTTTAACCGTTAAAACAGTATCAGGCACAGGTGTATTGGTTCCTTCAGGGGCAACCGTATTAGTATACTCAGATGGTACAAACATTAATCTTGGTATGCAAGATAAAGGATATATTACAATCAACTCTGCAACAGTTACAGCGTATACAACATCTGCAGGTGAACAAATTTTTGCAAATACAACTACAAACCCAATAACAATCACGCTACCAGCATCACCTTCTACAGGTGATGAAGTTGTTATCGTTGATGCTAGAGGAACTTTTGGATCTAACAATTTAATTATTAATAGAAACGGTGAGCCTATTGAAGGGGCCGCTGCCAATGATACATTAAGCACGAACGGTCAATCAATAACTTTAGCTTATGTAGATTCTACAAGAGGCTGGACGTACAAAACGAACACGGCGTAAGGAGCATGGACCATGGCTCTTATTGAATACAATTTCTTACCTGGAATTGATAAACAAGATACCACTGCAGGTGCAGAGAATAGATGGATAGACTCTGACAATGTTAGATTTAGATATGGTCTACCAGAAAAAGTTGGTGGTTGGTCTTCTTTAATATCAGATACTATTACAGGTGTTGCAAGAAAACTTCATGCATTCGTTGATTTGGATGGTAATAGATATGTTGCAATAGGAACAGATAAGTTTTTACTTATTTATTTTGAAGGTGAATTACATGATGTAACACCATTAATGGCAACATTAGGTTCTACTACAATTGCAACTACAGATGCTTCAGCTGTTTGTACATTGACAACTTCAACAAGTCACGGAAGAGAACCAGGTGATATCGTACTACTTGACAATGTAACTTTACCAGGTGGTACAGGTTATTCTGCATCAGACTTTGAAGATAAACTATTTCAAGTAACATCGGTGCCATCACCAACAACACTTACAATTACACAAACTTCAAATGCAACAGCAACTGTTGCTACAGGTGGAAGTATAGATTTAAAAAGATATGAAAGAGTAGGACCAGCTGCACAGTCTTATGGTTATGGTTGGGGTATCTCACAGTGGGACGGATCAGTATCAGGTGCTGCAACATCTGCTTTAGATGGAGCATTGTTAAATGATAGCAATGGTACAGGTGGATCTGGTACATCAATTACACTAGATGCAACTACAAACTTTAGTTCTGCAGGAAGAATATTGGTAGAAGACGAATTGATTTCATATACAGGTGTATCGTCACCAAACTTAACAACGATTACAAGAGGGGCCGATGGAACAAGCACCGCGGCTCATGCTGATGGTACAGCAGTTGTAGATGCAACAAATTATTCTGACTGGGGTGAAGCAGTATTAGCATCAGAAGTAACTTTGGAGCCAGGTCTTTGGAGTCTAGATAATTTTGGTCAAGTATTAATTGCAACGGTTGCGAACGGTAAAACATTTACATGGAATGCAGGAGCGGCAACACCTTTGACTACAAGAGCATCAACAACGACATCTGGTTTTGCAACAGGTAACAACCCAACTGCATCAAGATTAACTTTAGTGTCACCAACAACTAGACACTTATGTCATTTTGGAACTGAAACAACTATTGGAACATCCACTACACAAGATGATATGTTTATTAGATTCTCAGACCAAGAAGATATTAATGATTATACTGCAACTGCAATTAATAGTGCAGGTGATTTTAGATTACAAGATGGTACAAAAATAGTTGGTGCTGTTAAAGCAAAAGAAACAATTTTAGTATTTACAGATAATGCATTGTACACAATGAAATTTGTAGGTGCACCTTTTACATTTGGATTTGAACAAGTTGGTACAAACTGTGGATTGATAGGTAAGAATGCAGTGGTTGAGATTGATGGTGCTGCTTTCTGGTTATCACCAAATGGTTTCTTTATGTTTGATGGTACTGTTAAATCATTACCATGTAGTGTAGAGGATTTTGTATTTGATAACTTTGATACCACTAAAGGTCAACAAGTTGCAGCTGGTATCAATAATCTTTACACAGAAGTTGTTTGGTATTATCCATCACAAGGTTCAAGTTACAATGACAAATACGTAGTATTCAACTATGGTGAGGCTATGAAAGGTGGTGTTTGGTACACAGGAACAGAAGCAAGAACATCTTGGATTGATGCGATTGTATATCCAAAACCTTTTGCAACTAAATACGATGCATCAAGTGATGGTACATTTCCTGTTATAGTTGGTCAAGATGGACTAGGTCAAACAAAATTCTTTGAACATGAAGTTGGAACAGATCAAGTTAATGAAGATGGATCAACTACAGCTGTTACATCATTTATAAAATCATATGATATTGATTTAGAACAAAGACAGAGAAATAGACAAGGTCAACAAATAGGTCTTAAATTAGCAGGTGAAGTATTTTTAGCGGTAAGAAGGTTTGTGCCAGATTTTAAAACGTTAGATGGTAATGCAAAAATAAGCATGGCTGTAAAAAGATATCCGCAGCAATCTGATACCACAACTACTTTGAGTCCCTTTACAATTGATTCAAGTACTGATAAAAAAGACACTAGAGCCAGAGGCCGTTTTGTTAATTTTAAAATAGAAAACGATGCAAGCGGTGAATCCTGGCGTTTTGGTACATTTAGGTTAGATATACAACCGGACGGAAGAAGATAATGGCTATAGATAAAAAAATAGATTATGAAATACAAGGTGGTGTAAAAAACTATCTCGGTAAACAAAAAGAAGTTACAGCTCCTGTAAAATGGAAGTCAAGTCCTAATCATCCTGAAACAGAATTAGCATACATTACAAAAGCAGAAAAAGATTTACTTGTTAAAAAAGATTTACATGGCTCATTAAAAGGTGGTGTTAATAGAGGACCATCAGGTATCATGAGTTTAAATGGTTTTGGATCAAAAGATGAAAGTCAAAACGTATCTGGATCTCAAGTAAGTGCTGCAGAAACTGGTGGTGGTGGATCAGGTATGAGTGATGATGACAGACGTGATTTTAGATCTGCTGCGATCGCTGCAGGTGCAGGACAAAGAGTTAATCCAGGTTTTTTTGATGATAGAAATACAGTAAGTCGTGCTGAATTATTAAGAGCCAAAACATTTAATCCAGCTGCATTTAAGGCTGGTCGTAGAGGTGGTATTATGGACTTCTTTACAGGTGGTGGATTTTTAGGAAATTTAGTAAGAGGTATTGGACAGAGATTTGGTTTAGGTAAAAGATTTAATGAACCATATGATAGACCACAGTTTGCTCCTGGTTTTGCCACAAACCCTTTTCAAATGCAATATGACATAGGTAATGAAGATTTATTAAATCTTCTTGAAAATGAAGATGAAAGAAAAACACAAACTTTTACTTTTGATCCTTCTGGTATGCAAAGAAACGATGGAATCATGTCAGTAGCACGTAGCGATATTGATCCTCAGTTTCAAGATATGGTTAGACAAGTAGCAATGAACGAAGCGCAAAAAAAGAAAGCTTTACAAGAAATGGAATTTGGCGTGGCTCCTGAAAAAATAATGCCTAAGTTACAACAATTAGATGATACGAAATTTTTTATGAAAACAGATGATCGTATTACGTCCAATGATCTTATTAAGTTTTATGAAGACAGAGGAATAAAACTTTCTGATGAACAAAAAATGAAAATTATAAGAGCAGCTGGAGAAGATGTATAATGGCAAAAATAAATGTTAGAATACCGGAACCAAAACCAGAATATGATTTGTCAAACCAAAAACAAATCAACAGAGCATTGACAATTATGAAAGATCAATTGAACTCTACATTTTTAAACGAACTAAAACAGGAGCAAGAGAGATTCTCTTGGTTTATAGGTGGCTAATATATACAAAAATGCAAAGGTAGATTTTACTAC